GTTGTACTTAGGTCTTTTATCAACAGTGAATGCCATACCTGGCATGTCTACTGTCTTTACCATTTGTGCATAGGCATAGGGATCCATATCATGGATTATTGTCCCCAATATGTTTGGATTCAAGTCAAAATGTACTATGAATTGAAACGGTAAACGAGGGGGAGTGCCGGTACTAAAACTCGCTATTTTACTACTTGCGTGTCTTGGTCCGGCTACATAAATCCCGTTTTTAATTTGTCCGCCGATCAACTCTTTCCAGAATTTAGCCATCGGTTCTCCCTATAGAAATAGGCCTAAATTATACTCCAGTGCCTGGTGTTGCTGGTAGTGGTGATACTAATGGGAATGGATCACCTGCGGCAACTTTACCACCGAGTGTATTAGGTCCTGCCACATGTACCGCGTTGTCGTATCTGACGTTCAAATCTAATTGAACTATTTCGCTGGCATCGTAGGCATGATCACTATAGTTTACCTGTTGTAGCATACATCCTTCTAGTTCCCACTGTTCAGTTGGCTCAGCATTTGTACCATCTAAGACTTGAATAAGCATATCAAACTTGTAATCACCGCCACTAACAGCAGTTGTTTGTTCGAAATGGTTAAATTGTCTTTGTATTTGCTGACCGACAAGAGCGGAAACTTGGTTAGTAATATCGTCCCTTAAACTGAGATTAATCGCTTCCCATTGATGTTTACCTGATATATATGCTCTTGAGTTATAACTGTGAACTTCAACTTCATCAACATTAAATGTTGGTCTAGTGACACTCACGATGTTGCTTGTAAACTCATCGGTTCTTCCACCTGCACCAAATCCAGTTACGATTACACGGAATCTGTATTTCAGTTTAGGTTGTAAAATACCTAATCGAGCACCTTCAATAGGTACACCAAATTTATCTTTTGTTACTGCCATCTTTCGATCTCCTAAAACATGTTATACATGCAATTACATTTATTTATCATCTTTGGGCCAAAAATAAAGGGCGGGTAAAACCGCCCTTTAAAATAGTTAGAATAATCTTATTCTGAGCCTGTTTGACCAAGTGTTGACTGAATTCTAATCGGAATGTATATAAATTCAACTGCTTTAGTTGGTTGAATTGCTATATCCAAGTATAATTCGTTTTTGTCAATTCTTGCAGGTGTGTTATTTGTTGTATCACAAACACTAATAAAGTCAAATAAACCTCTTAGTGTTACAAGTTCTGATAATAATGAATCAGCAACTCGCTTAACACCTGATCTAGTTATACCATCATTTGGTTCAAATAAGAAAGGCTTAACTGCGATATCTAATTGATATCTAATATAGTTTACAAGCCTTGCTACGTTAATTCTATCTAATGCACTTGCAGTTGGATTAAGAGTTTTTTGTCCAAATACAACTAATCCTCTTCCTGGGAAGTTTGCGATTGGATTAATTTTGTTTGAATAAAGTGTATCTCTCTGTCCATTGTTTAATGAAACTGGTACAAACTCACCTGCTGATGTGTCAACAAAGCCGACACTAGTTGCGTTTTGTACGATACCTCTTTGATATCCTGCTGGTGCAAACCACTGATATGCCACATTGTCATTAAATGCAAATGTTCTCAATGCAATATGTGAAGCCGGTACAGCCACAGTCGAACCATCTAGGTTTGTTGTCAAACCTGCTGGATAGTGTACTGATACATAAGAGTTGCTTGATACAAGTCCGTCTTCGCCGTTTTCACTTGCGTTGTTGGCATTGGTTGCCCAATTTTTCATGCTTGATGCATCTGATTTCAATCTCATTGGACTATCTCCAACAATAAATGCGACTTCTTTCTTATCTGTGTTAAGAGTAATCATTTCATCTATTAGTTCTGGATATCCAGGAGATGCAATCAAGTTATAGAAATTAACTTCACTTCTGATTTCGCTGTTGTTTGCTATTGCGGCCTGTAAAGACTTAACAATAACTTTTCTTTGTGCCTTTCTGCCCATATATGGTGAACCGTCTGCTTTATTACCAGATTCGCTTACCCATACATTAGTTAGAGGACTTGATCCACCGTATTCATATGATGTAAAGTATTTCTTAACGTTTTTACCACTGGCTCTAAAGTTCCATGCTAAAATACCAAACGGTACTGTTGCTGGATCTTTAGCATCTGCGTCTACCACTGATGCGCCATATGATGCTAAATCTAAGAATAGGACGCCGTCTGCTGATACTTGATCAGTGTTGTCAACTAATATCCACTTGTTAGATTTGTATTTGTAAATTAATGGATAGTTTTCTAAATCGTCTGAGTCGACCCATACGTCGCCATCGTTTAGAGAACCGCCATCACTTTGTGTTGTTGGCTCACTAGCCGCTACGTTTACGTCAAAGTCTGCTGTATATAATGTCCATGTTGCTGTTCCGCCTACATTTTTATTATACCAAAGACTTACGTTTGAACTACTATCATACCAAAGTTTGCCTGTTGCTAGGTCACCTGTTGGTGCTGATGTTCCAAATTCGTAGTTTTTGCTAGAAATTTGTGCTGAAGTTCCTGATACGTCTGCTACTTCAAAGTTACTGTAATTACCTACTGCAATATTTAAGTTTGTTGCAACATTAAATGCTACACCACCTACTACACCGTTAAATACGTCAATGTCTTTACCGTCACTTGCTGTTAATGTAATTTTACCTGAAACGTTTGATGCTACAACGTTTGTTGCACTACCTGATACTAATGCATCGTTAATGTCTTGTACGATGTCGTCAACACTTACATTACCGTCACCACTTGTATCAGTATTAAATTTAACATCAATGTTTGAAGAACTGTTGTTAATTTTTAATCTAATACCAAAGTCTGAACCGCCTGTTTGACGTGTTATTGCTGTATCTGATATTGCCGCTGAACTCTGCACTTGTAGACTTGATTGACCGTTGTGTCTTCTTAAAACAAATCTACCATGTTGATCTGAATCAACTTTGTTACCTGAGTCGTACTCTACAAAGAAAGTACCTGCACTCGGTGATGCACCTATACCTGTACTTGCGTATGCCTCTGCGGCGTTTTTAAATCCTTCTGCAGATGTGCTTACGAAAGATGCTGTTCCTGAATTATAAACTTTAAGTCCATATTTCAAACCACTTGCTTGAGATGTTGTTTGTACAATTAAATCTCCATTTGCAAGAGCGCCTCCATCTTTTTGTGCTGTTGGTCTATTCAAATGAGTACAGAACTGCATATCTACGCCTGTAGTTCCTTCAAATGATGATGCGTCTGTGAATTCTGTCCATACTGAAGATGCTTTTTTGTAATAAACTATTTCTTTTGTTGCCTTTCCATTTTGGTCAATACCTAAGGCACCAACATCTCCATTTTTACCTACTGATGGTTTTGGTAAACCACCTGAGGTGATTTCATCTTTTGAAAATACTTTGACGTCTGTGACTTCCTCATATTTTGCTGATGATGTATTGTATTCGAAGATTCCCCACTTAGTAGCACTTGAGTCTACCCAAATTGTAGCATCTGCCGGATCGGCCGATGGTGCATTTGTTGATCCTGCTAGTTCATCTAGATCTACGTTTGCTCTTAGAACGTATGCTCTTGAAGCCAAACCTAGGAAACTGTGAGCGGCTAATAAACCGTACTCATTAAGTTCATGACCATGTTGTGGAGTTCCTCCTGTGCTGTAGAATTTTGGATTTCCGTATTGCTGTAATAATTCTCTTTGACTTGTGATTAAGTAAAGTTCATTGTCTGCCGCTGTTTTAGAATAAGGTGCAATACCTGATCCGTCTGGGTTAGATTTGTTCTTTGCTGTAGCAATCACTATCAAAGGTACTGTTCCAGGCCCGCCGGGACTGTAAAAACTTTCGTCCGATACGGAAATGTCTACACCAGGTGATACTAATGTTGCCATATTTTTCTCCTATAATACCTTAATTGGTTACTTGTATTTATTAAAATTTGCTATAATCAGGGTATTATAAAAATGACAAATCACCAAAAAAGGTGAAAAGAGATAAATAAGTTCTTAAATTATTTCTATGTGATTTTCTGTAAATATTTCAGGTTTTTGGGGAAGTTTATCTAAAACATCATCAATCTGCTCAAACAAGTATTCTTTAGTGCCTGTATTTTTAATTGTAAAATCAATCTCACAGCCTATCCAATCCCATTCACTTGCATGTATATTACTGAAGTCACGTTTCATAATATGTTTTGCAACTGCATCGCCTTGGTTAGCCTTGAGAGCAATGTCATACCATTCTGGCTTTTCGTCTCTTTCAACTAAAATTACTGTACCTTTGATGGCTCTAATTAAATTTACTTCATTTTGAAATCTACAATCACTTATGACAACACATTTATTATGATGATGTAATTTTTTTACACGGTATTCTAAACTGCTTATCCAAATGTTTTGATTGAAGTGATTACGCATTACATCTGTACCGATAAGTTGTAATGCAAGTCTTGGTGTAAAGTTTGGTATGCCTAATTTTTTAGTCCAAAAAACATCAACTGTTTCTCTAAACTCTCGGCTTTCGTCTGATTCGCCCTCTAGTAATTCTCTTTCCCAACCAAATACATGGGCACATAAGTCTTTAAGGGGTCCTGCGAATGAAGTTGGAATGCAACCTTTAGTTGCTAAGTATGTTGCTACGGTGTTTTTACCTGATCCTATGTTTCCTAATAATCCTATTGTGTTCATCTATCCTATAACGAAGCCGTAATTTTTATTTCCTTCTTCCATATTAGTTATCGCCAGTAACAATCTTTCCTTCTCAGCAATGGCCTCTTGCTTTAAAGCATCGCCATTAAGAGTTACTGAACCTTGTGGACCAGGTAAGCCTGATTGGTATTTACTTCTTGCTTCTCCTAACATCATTTTTGCTTCTGCTAGGGACCAATCAGCGACCCAAGGTCTTGAATATTCATTTTCTAAAAGATTGTGTTCTGGTACTAAATTAGAAATTTGTATCATTATGTCTTCTGTTACTCGGATACTTCTAAGTATCTTCAACACTTTTGTATTGGTGTTAAATGTAAAGTCATAGTCACCACCAAATATCCTATTAAGTGTTTCTTTGTATTGAGTAAATGCATCGTAATTGGCTAATCCGCCAACAACACCTGCGTTTATTAGGTATGTATTTTGAAATGCAACATCGAATGGATCAAAGTTTGTGCCTGTTCCAATGTTTCCGCCACCAACACCACGTCTATACACACGTCTTATGTTTAAAACTTCTTGCGGTAGTGTATATTCTTGTACGTCTGGTTGAGTTTGCAAAAATGCGTAACTTTCTTCCACAGCAGTATCACTTCGACTTCTCAAAGTTCTTATTGCTCTGTCTATAGCCAGATTGTAGTGTTCAGGGTCTAACTCAACATCAATCATTCCGTCACCTAAACGTAATTTGATTTCTGTGATAAGTTGATCTCTGGGGGTTTCTAATGCACTCATGTAAACTATTTATCAAAAAGTTCGTAGTATAATGGTGTGCTCGTTGAATCTACCGTTTAACTTTGTAGGTGTTGTTGTTAATGATTCGAAAGATTTCCTGCACTTTACCTTACCACCATCAAATGTTTTAAGCATCTCTGGTGGCTTACGAAGTGTTTTTTGCATACTTGTATCTTCATTAAAGTCTTGTAATGTAGTTCCTTTTACCATAATGCCTGTTCCAGGCCTTGATAGTCCTTTAGGATCAACATTTTTTGCGTAATACACACCAATCTTTCTTGTTTTTGTATTGTAAACCCAAACTTCATTAGCATATACTATGTCTGTGGGGTGTAAACTTGCTAATCCTAGATCTGGATAGTTTGTTGCATACTTTAATTTTTTAACAATACTTTCTTTAGACCTTGCTCTAGGCTTACGCGACTTTCTTGTACTTGCTTTTGTTTTGATAATGGTATCACATGCTGTATTAATCTTCTCAAATAGTTGTACAAAGTTTTTACGCATCTTAACATCAAAGTGACCGTATGCTTCTTTTATATCATCGTCCTTCCATTCTTTGACTTCTAATGCTTCTGCGTGTTGACCTTCAAACTCTTCTTTGATTAATTTTGCATGAGGACCTTTTATTTCAGGTTGATATGTAATCATCATCTTATATGGATCAAAATCTTTGATAGTTTTATTACCATCTACAAGTTCATCAATGTAAAATTCAAACTCAGCACAAAGATCTGTAATTTGATCTTTCATTCTGTCTTGAATACTAATTACAGGTTTTGCTTTTTTCTCTTCTATCTTGACTTTTTTCTCTTTTAGGTATTTCTTACCTTTAGGAATCCACTCTTCTACCTTACGTTTTTCAAAATGTTGACGTAAAGAGTCAGGCATATAACCTAATTTGTGATATGAATAAAAACTTGTAATGCAAGAACTAAATGTCCAATCAGGATTTGCTAAAATTATTTTAACATCTTCTTTAGACCAACCAGAATGTGTTTTAATCCATTCTTTTACTACAGGCAATCCTTTAGTTTTGTTTATTTCTGTTCGTACGAAATACTCGCAACTGCGAAATGCTTTTTCTCTTTCTTCGGGATCTGTAAGTAATTTCAAAGTTTTCCAATCAGGTTCCTTTGTAACGTACACAGATCGTATTTGCTTCTTTCTAGGCATACCAATAATTACTCATTTTAAAAACTATATATAATTTTTCTGGCAAAAACGGTGTCAAATAGATATTTTTATATAGAACCTGGGTCGTCCCTAGTCAATTCTACTGATCTAATGTTTGGATCTCTCTTACGTGGCTTGCCCATTGCCCATAGACGTTCCCACATTAATCCAGCACCCATAACAAGACCTTCTTTAAAACCAATGTTGTAAGAAGTATAACCTACACCAATTACACAAAAACCAAATATAATGTATTCTATTGTTTCCATGTTTATATATTAACAAAATTTTATTCAGTTGTCAATCTGATAAATAGTGTTATGCCTAAATTAAGTTTATGGAACCCAATAAAGCGAAACGACTACAAATTTGTTGACGGAATAGTTGCAGAAAATATATATGTCGGCGGAACCGGTGTGAATGTACACAAATACTTAGGTGTACATGATCAAGGAGATACAAAAGACGCCACTCAACCGCAACAAGAGAATCAGTATGATTCAGATGGCAACCAAAAAGTAGGGGAAACATTTATTCAAGATGTACTATTTTTAGAAAATAGAGACAGAAAGTATGATGATTGCATTTATGAACTAAGGGGAACATATACTGTAGCAGATAATGATTTTGATTTAACACAATTTGGTATGTTTTTATCAAATGATACATTGTTTATGAATTTTCATATTGACACAATGGTAGATACAATAGGCAGAAAGTTAATGGCAGGTGATGTTATAGAGTTACCGCACTTACGTGATGACTTATTATTAGATGAACGTAAAGACGCCATTAATAGATTTTATGTAGTCACAGATGCAAGTAGGCCTTCAGAAGGATTTGATCCAAATTGGTGGCCTCATATGTGGAGATGTAAGTTAGGACCAATAAGTGACAGTCAAGAATACAGAGATATTATTGGCTATGGTGACGAAGAAGATGATTTACGAAATATCATTAGCACATATAAAGATGAGATTGATATTTCTGATGCCATTGTACAACAAGCAGAAAATAATGTACCGCATGATCCATATTATGCCGCAGGTGCTCATATGTTTGTTGATGAAAATGCAAAAGGCAAACCATTTATAGGAACAATTGAAGGTGCACCAAATGGTGCTACATTACTGGGAAGTGGTATTACTTTCCCATTAGCATCATCTGATGGTGATTATTTCCTTAGAACAGACTTCAATCCTAGCAGAATATTTAAAAAGCAGGGGAATCGTTGGGTGAAAATAGCAGATGATAGTAAGCGAGTATTCTCGAGTGCCAATAGAATCCTAGATGGATTTATTAATAATACAGCACAAACAACAAACACAGATGGTACTGTAACAAATGAAAGAACAAATCTAAGTAAAGTTGTTAAACCTAAGACGGATAATTAATTATGCAGTACTGGTATGATGAACAAATTCGAAGATATATTCTACAATTTATTAGAATATTTCACGCATTCAAAGTAGAAGAAGGCAGTAGAGACGGTGCAGATAAAAAATATAATACTGTACCAATTAGATATGCAGATCCAAGTAGAATGGTATCTCATATATTAAGACAAAATTCAGAAAATGTAATTAATAGTACACCATTCATAGGTGTTAGTATCCAAAGTTTACAAATAGCAAGGGATAGAACACAAGATCCCTTTTTTACGGATACAAAAAGTATTACTGAAAGAAAATTTAATAATGATACTCAAAGTTATGAGAGTACACAAGGTAATCAATACACTATTAACAGGTATATGCCGGTTCCCTATAATCTAACAATGCAAGTAGATATATGGACTCCTAATACTGATACAAAATTACAACTTATGGAACAAATTTTAGTTCTATTTAATCCAACAATTCAATTACAACAAAATTCTAATCCGTTTGATTGGACACAAATTGTAGAAGTTGAATTAATGGATATTCAATTTACTAATAGAAGTATTCCTGCAGGTGTTGATGAGCAAATTGATGTATCTACATTAACGTTCCAACTGCCTATTTGGATAAATCCACCAGCAAAAGTCAAGAGACAAAGCATTATACACGAAATACATAGTAATATTATTTCAGACTTTGGCGGTCAAGCATTAAGTGAATTGGGTTATGACGAAGATATAGCAGACTTCTTTAGAAGTTTTGATATACAGTCTAGACTGATTGTTACACCAGGTAATTACAAAGTAAGTGTGTTAGGTAATACTGCTACACTTTTTGATTCTGCAGGTGTTAATCCTCAGTCTTGGGCAGATCTACTAGAAATGTACGATAAAGAACTCAAAGACAATACCAGTTTATTGAAATTAAAAATTACTGACGATTTGGAAGACGACACTAGCGACATTGCAGGTACTGTAGCAGTACATCCTAGTGATAATACTTCATTAATTTTTAATTTGGATACTGATACGTTGCCTGCTTCTACAATAGGCAACATTCTTAAAATTATTAATCCTCATAAAAACATACCAGGCGATGGCACATTAGATGCGGCCGCTATAGGACATAGGTATCTTATCACAGAGGATTTATCTAAAACAGGATATCCGGAATGGGGCGTTGATGCACAGGCAAATGACATAATTGAATTTGATGGCACTAACTGGAACGTTTCTTTCGATGCAAGTACCAAATCAGATACTACAGCAATCATAAAGAACTTAAATACAAGTAAAGTATTCAAATGGAACGGAACAACATGGCTGAGCATATACGAAGGGGAATACAATCCGGGGTACTGGACTCTAGTCCTGTAAAACCATTTAATGGAGTAGTAGGTGTTGGAACAATTATTCTAGCACTTGATACAGAACGAGTACTTTTACAATTCAGAAACAGCGACAAACGACATAAACACACATGGGGATTTTGGGGTGGACTTTTAGAACCTGGCGAATCGCCTTATGAAGCACTTACACGTGAACTTGATGAGGAATTAGGATTTGTACCGGACATCAATAAGTTAAATCCCATAGATGTTTACCAGAGTAAAGATAAAAATTTTATGTATTACAGTTTTGTTGCTGTCATAGAAAACGAATTTATGCCTAATCTCAATGGTGAAAGTTGTGGTTATGCTTGGGTAAACATAGGTAATTGGCCTAAGCCATTACATGAAGGTGCTCGAGCAACTTTAAATTATAATAAAGGAAACCAAAAACTAGAAACAATTTTGAATTTGCATAAATGTCAGACATAATAGATTTTAAAAAAATACGACTAGAGTCGTTACTTATTAAGTTTGCTAAGTCAAACGAAATTCCCAACGAATTTATAGATGGCACATTAAACTTAGAAGATGCTTATGCTTTATATAAAAAAGAATTGTCTGAATATCACTTGAAACTTTTAAATAAAATTCGAAGAATACTTGCTAGTAGATTAAGAAAAAGTCAAGAAGGTGTGTTGCAACAATTTATGGAAGAGTATCTACACTTTTACAATAATCAATGTACCAAAGAAGAAAAATGGCACTACGATATTGTAATGTCCAAATACAGAGCAAATCTAAATCCTATTAGAGCATTATACTACGAACTTTTGAATATAATGAACAGTTATAATCCAGAAAGTACTGTACATGTGTTTGTGTTAAATTTGTTTATGGATGCAGAATGGCGTAATACAATTATTAATTGTGTTACAAAAGACGTAAAAGCAATTGACAACATTACATCTACATATCATTATCCTTTAGAAAAAATAGGCGAAAAGCCATTTGAATTTTTTTACTTGTTAGAACTTAAAAAAGATTTAGTTACTGCAAGAAGTGTGTTCCGTTCTATGGAACATTGGACACCCGACGAATAATTATTTGTACAGTTTTCTTACTTCACCATTGAACAATGGTGTATAAATTTTTACAGGCTCTTCCTTGCCTTTGACTTTGACTTCGCCCAGTTGTGAAAATGCTATGTCAGGACATTCTAAATATGTGTACTCAGAAACAAGTATTGGTACATCTTCTTGACGTGTCTGTGCCTCTAACCTAGCACCTAAGTTTACAGCATCGCCTACAACACTATAATCTAATCTAGTTTCAGCACCCATATTGCCTACAATACATGTGCCTGTGTTTACACCAGTACCAAATTTTACTCTTGGCAAGCCACGTTCTTCCATTTCCTTCTCTAGTTCGTCGCCAAGCAGTTCAATTTCCATTGCTGTTTTAACTGCCATCTCAGCATGGTTCTCACAAGGTAAAGGTGCATTCCAAAATGCCATTATACAATCACCCATGAACTTGTCTATTGTACCACCGTTCTTTAAAACTATTTTTGTCATTTTATCTAAGAAACTGTTTATGAGTTCTACTAATCCTTCTGGATCATCTTCTTTCATATACTTTTCTGATATAGGTGTAAAGCCGACTATGTCAGCAAACATAAAACTCATTTGTTTTCTTTCACCGCCCAGTTTCATTAAACTAGGATCTTTAACTAACATATCAACATAGTCTGGAGATATGTAAGTACCAAACTGCCCTTTGATTTGCTGTCTTAATCTGTATTGTTTATAGAAGTTGTTGAAAGCAGATTGTGTAAACACTAAGAATCCACTTATCACAGGATACGTTGCGTCTATTAATTGTAATTTGTTTTGATATAACCACACACTACCATATGCTTCTCCACCTAAAATCAGCATGGAAATAGGTGCTGTCCACAGTAATGGTAACTTGTACACGGCGATTGCTATTAAAACCATGCCACACAACGCACACAGAAGTTCTATAAGCGACGATAATTGGTTCCGCTGTATGTTTGATCCATCAATAAAATTTTGTAGCATGTGTGCTTGTATATGCTGTGGATACATATTGCCTTTTGGTGTAGGCACTGGGTTAGCAACACCCTCTGCTGTAACGCCTATTATTGTATAAAGATATTTGTTTAAATTTGGTAAAGGTTTGCCGGGCACATAATCTATTTCATCAAATGTATTATTAAACCTTATAAAAGCATCTCCTTTAGGATTTGTAATAATTGGCTTATAACCAGGAACTGCTATTTCATTTACGCCTATGTCAGTTGTTTTTATTATATAACTTTTTTGCTGTTGTCCTGCTCTTGCCATCTCTAGAGCAAAACTTGGATATAGTTTATCATTTACTGTAACAGTTAGCGGATATGTTCTAGTTACAAAATCTGGTTGCGGAGCGGAGGCGGTGACTCCTATCCCAAAAGCCGCTGATTCTAACTCTGGTATATTATTTACAGTATTAGGCCATTTCCAAACAAATTCTGTAGCAGGCCTAGGGCCTATAGTTGCTGTACCAATATGTTTACTAGTGTCTTTTATACCCTTTAAACTAACTGCTTGACTTAATACAATACCAGCATTAGAAAACTTATAATAATCACCTATAAACTGTGCTAAAACATTGTCTTGTTTTAATCTATCAGGTTGTGGAAAAAGTATTGTAAAGCCTGTAACTTTGCCTTCAGCATTAAATACTTCGCCTAATAGTTGTGCCACATCTGCTCTGCGTGGAGGCCAGCCTTCTAATTTTTCTACACCTTCTTCGCCAATGTTAATTAAAACAATGTCGTTGCTTTGCTTTACTTCGTCTAATTGTTGATAGGCATCAAAGGTTTGATTCCTTATATTTTGTAGTGGCGTTGGATCAAATACCTTTAGTGCTGTAAGTAATAAAATAGTAACTATTACAGCATAGCCACTGTACAACCATTTCATTCTTTAGGATATCCCTCGTACCATTCCTTGATTGTGTCTACTCTTACATCTCTCCAGGCGTTTACATCTAATCCAAAACACAATAAAGTATCAGGACTTGAATAACTATGAACTACTAATTTTTGATCTGCTACATCATTATTTAATGTGCAAGGCATTGTTCTAAGTTCGCCTGTACCTATCTTTTCAAATACAATGGTAACTACGCCTTTGTGTAAGGCTTTAATAATTTCATTTGAATTCATTTATCTACGAATGCTCTTTCTAACATGAAGTCGCCCATTTCACCTGTATTGCCTTCTTGCCAATTCAATGTTTTAAACATGATACGACATTCTTTATTCATATCTGGAGACCCGCACACCATTATGCCGTCTCTTTCTTTGAGGAAGCCGCCTGGTAAGTAATCTTCAACATACTGCCAAAAACGTCCAGGCCTTACATAATCCTCTCTGGTCACAGTAGGAATGTATGTAAAAGGATATTCTTCTTCAGTAGTATTTAGCGATTTTTCATATGCAAGTTCGTTTATGTTTCTTACAGTATGAAATAGATAAACTTTTTTAAATCTATAATATGTGTCTGGATCATTTACAATACTTATAAATGGAGCAATTCCTGTACCTGTTGCTAAAAGTATTAAATTTTCTTTTGGGTGTAGATAATCGCAAACTAAACTTCCAGTAGGTTTAGGACTTACTAAAATTTCATCGCCTATTTGCAAATGTTGTAGTTTACTTGTGAGGGGGCCTTCTGGTACTTTGATACTTAAAAATTCTAAATGGTCATCGTAGTTAGTACTTACAATGCTATATGCTCTCATTACTTTTTTAGGTAAAGGACTGCCTTTGACTTTTGTATCAACATCTAATCCAATCATACAAAATTCTCCATTTTTAAAACGAAAACTTTTATCTCTTGTAGTTTTAAAACTAAACAATCTATCTGAATAATGTTTGATTTCTAATACTTTTTCTTTTAACACATAGGTATTTAATTTTAATTATTATTGGGGGCAGTTACTTTTGGCGTGATTAATAATCTCTACATTATTTGCAACTACAAATGTTGTAACAATGTTAAATTCTCTTAATGCTTGATGATCTATATGTGCTCCACTACTTAGTAAAGGGTAACCTAAAAATGTTGCTTTGTGTAAAACTACTCTGGCAGTAGAAGGTCGGTCTGGTAAAAATGGATTTATTTCTTTTACACAATTATAACTAAGTCCTCTCCTAGTTGTATAAACATCTAAAAATTGTAAACCCCAAAATACTGCCCATTGTGCCTTTGTTGCACGTTCTCTAATTTCAAATCTAGGATATCTGTTTTGAACACTATTAATTCTTCTACATTCTGCTGGAAAATTATCGCAATAATTAAAATCTAATTCTGGAGCAAGGTATGTGTGATCCCAATGTACTTTAGATATTGGTCCAGTTTGTGAATGTGTTGTGACAGGAATATATATGATTTCTTCCTCAAATGCTTCACCTGATACATAGGGTATAAAAAGGAATGATAATAGTAGTACTGTTATGTGTTTCATTATAACAGTATTTATCTATTTTTGTTAATCTTGTGTTACTGAGATATTGCAACCGCCTAAAGTTACACAATTTTGACTTATTGTGTAATTAAAAGCCGCACCAGATGTTGCTTTTTGATGTAGGGTAAAGTCAGTGCCGTATGTGCCATCTAGTGTTACTGTTGCTGTATGTGAATCATGATTACCACGTTGTGTGATATTTACATCATTATTGTCATTGTAAATTGTTAAATTAAGTGTCTTACCACCGTCTTGTTTTTGATACCACCATACATCATTGTAATCACCTGCTAAGTGTAAGTTCATAGTGTGAGCACCATTGCCGTTATTCTTTTGATAACCTGCTATATTATTGTTATTACCGTATAGATCTATTTCTATATAATGTCCGCCACCTTCCCAATTGTCTGTGGCAAATGTTGTATCCGAACTATCGTCTAAATGAACACCTTGTCCTAATCTTAAATAATTATTATCGCCTGTGATTTCATCGAATAAAATTTTATTTTCGCTTATGTTATTTGCATTTTGAAATTGTGTAATATGAATATTTAAATTGTCAGCATTATTAATATAACTATTAACACCTTTCATTTCGACTGTATTTTCTCCACCAAACTGATAAATCTTTAGTGTTAAATCATCTGTGTTATTAAAGCCTAAATCTATTATATTATCTGTATCTTGTTGTTCAATCATTATGTCTGCGTCGTCACCTGTAACATCTAAATACACTTCGCTATCGTCAGCGAATACTGTAAATGGTAAAAATAATAATGCTAATAATGTTTGTTTTATTTTCATATCAATCCTGTGTAATATTTATTAATACACCCTCACAGTTATTAAGACATATTGTTGTTTGACCAAAGTCTTTATCATCAACAAAAATTTGTCCTGTGGTACCTTTTTTCAATTTAATTTGTACCCTGTTTGTTGCTTGTCTTAAGAAAAATACTTTGCCATCAACATCTGGCAAAATATTAAATTGGTTGTCTGCTTGTAAACCAAAATTTCTTGCAACAAGTCTGTCACTACCTGTTTGTTCTTCTTGCTCTGCTAATGCATCTGCTTCTTCTATTACTTCTAACAAATCTCTTAAAAAGTCAATTTCTAAGAAATTAATATCTAATTCTGTAAACTCTAGTTCTTGTTTAGATTGCTCATCTAAATCTGCAATCTCTAAAAAGTCTACATCTAAGCCTTTGAAGTCAAGTAACCCACCGTCACCCTTTAATTGTTCTGCTTGTTCTTCCTCTGCTTGAACAATTTCTTCAGGCTTACTTACAATAAACATATTGTCTATCATATTCAAATCCAAGTCAATTAATGTAACTGGATTTGTTGGAGGTGTTTCGTATGTACTAACCATTACAGCCTGAAAGGCTTCTTCTAATACTACAACTCCACCTGCATTTGTAACTGTTATACTACCACTGGGTTTACACCCTTCTTCAAGTTTAACTTTATCGTCACAGTTTGCATCTGGTAACAATATAACTAAACTTCTACCTAGTTCGTCAACTGTAGTAGTAAAATCTGTACCCCTAATACCTATTGTTGCTGTAGGCGTTTCAATCATAATATTTTCTTTAGGAACAAGTCCTAAGCCGCCTGTTGCAAATCGAGCCGTGCCTGCAACAAAATTCATTGCCATTTTGCTCTTGCTTGGGTCAGGGTCAAACACATATTCTGTTATCTCTACTAATGTGTGTTCTGTCAAACTTATCTGTGTTTGGTCTACAAATTCTATTTTAAGTCGACCATTCTCAGTTTCAACGTTATCATAACTCTGTATGCCTGTGTCTAATTGTGCTGTGAGTTCTTCGCCTGTGGTCCTTACAATACTGCCAGGTTTGCCACTTTGCTCAGAAACGCCGCCGATGTTCTCAGCGGCGTATATATCTGTTACTGCAATTAGTAAAACTAAGGCTAATAAATTAGTTGCCCTGTTTAATACTAACTGATGCATTTTCACTGTCTAAGTCTACGTCAATTATGCCATGACATGCTGGGTTACAAGTTGCAGTCATTTCCTGTGTGAATTGGAAATCACCGTCACTACCGTCTAAAACAACTTTTAGACTGTGGTTGCTGTTACCAGACTGTTTTGTAGCAAATGCGTTGTCATCGCCTGTGATATCAAAATCCCAAACGGCATTATCCGCGTCTACAATTATACCTACCATAGTACTAGTACCAGTACAGTTTGTACCACAAGACTCACCTTGTCCTTGTGCCGCCCAAACTTTACTGTTTGTAAATGATGAATCGAAATCGTTTCGACTTCCAAGTATGACTAAATCAAAGTTTAGGTTTTCTGCACTAGCATTACCACCGACGTCAACATCAAACAAGTTGGCGTCACCCTGTATATCTACAAGCATATCTGCATAGTCACCAGAACCAGATGCTCCAATAGTCATGTCCCAAATGTTACTGTCACCTAAAAAGTAAAAGTCTAATACACTTGATCCATTTCCGTCAAGTACCCAACTACCGAACATGTCGTTAGTATTACCATCTTGTATCAAGTCTATAATTAAACTTGCACCTGTAAGTGTAAGATCGGTACTTTGTGAACCGTTTCCTGATAATGTGTTTCCATAACCTGCTTGTAATATTGTTAATGTCAAGTTGTCACCTGTTTGATCTAATAACACTTCGTTATCTTCTGCAACAACCGGATTTGCCATAAGGCATATTAAAGCGAAGACACCAACTAATTTTGTAAAAATTTTATTTGTCTTCATTATTTTCTCCATTAATGGTTTCATTCTTTAGAAGTATTTTCTTCCAAAGTGGTAATGAATTAGGGTCTTTGGAAAATGTTTCGACATCCTCCGCGTCCGGAAGAACGCCTGAATCTTTAAGACTCATCCAATATGCCTGCTCTTGAGCGGCAACTTGGTCGTCCCAATCTTCTGGATAAACAATCTTCCAATATCCTCTTTCATCGCCCTGCTTAATAAGTTCTAACACCGCGGCCTCAATCGCTGATCTGACTGCGTATGTTACACTTTCATTCTGTGTCATTCCGCTCTCTAGTTCAAGTAATTTAGTATCCATATCTATAAATCTAAATACATCTCCTGCCTGACCTGAACTCAATACGGTCTTACTTGTTTGCACATTTAGTATCACTTCGCCGGTGAGTGTGCTTACGGCTCTTAGTGATACTACTATGCTGTCTCTTCGATACTGGTTTGTTGTACCAATACCTAGATATCGTGCCCCTGTACCTCCTGTTTCAATATTAGTATCGTATCCTATGATACCACCTTCTAATATCATTCCAGCAAATAACATTGGCTGTAGTTCTTGGAACTCATCCAAACCAGCCTGTTTGGCTTGTTCAGATCTTGTACTTCGAACTATTTGTCTTTCTCTAACTAAGTTATCT